GTGGTGTAGGTTTATCTGGTGTTCTGTTATCCACCTGAGGTGGACCAGTCATAATCATCTGGTTTGGTTCATAAGAAATAGGATTAAAATTGGGAACGCCAGAATCGCAAATTGTAACCACACCATTAGGATCATCCGTTCGTAATTGATTATTTTTAGCAGTATTAGTTTCTGTTGCCTCAACACATCCTGGTATATCAACCACAGGCACACCAATGTTTACAACTACTGGAGCTGCTAGTGGTAGTGATGTTGAAGTGTTATTAAAGTCATAGGTGGGGATAGTATTAATTTGAATATCATTAATACGAATATCCCCGCCTGTAATGATGGGTATCTCAGGCATCAGTCCTCAAATAATTTAAAAAATCCTGTCCAGATAGAATGGAAGAATACATACAAGAAAAATGTTTCAGTTGCATCTTTCTTTGCTTGTTTCTTATAGGTCGATTGTGCCATAATTTGTATCATAACTATACCTATTTAACAGGTCTCAGTCAATTCTCAGATTAGCAGTCATTAAATACTGACCCAACTGTAGAACCTAGTGATGATCCTGCTTTCTGTCCTAGAAGCAATGCCCATCCACCTGCTAACCATCCCACATAGGGGACGCTAGCAAGGGCAGGAACAGCAACACCAGCAGCAATAGCACTACCTGCCATTGCACCTTGACTTCGTGCTCCAGCGTCCGCCACTAAACACTCTGCTTGTTTGGCAGTCAACTTTCCCTCGTCATCTGTTGCACCCCCTAGGTTACGAGTACCTTCACGGGTGAACTGATCACGACGATACTCATTTCTAATTTCAGATCCACCACCAAAGAATCCTCTGCGTTCCTTGTCAACATCCAGAGACCTTTCCGATTCTAAAATCTTAGGATCGTCAGCACGGAATTCAATTTCATAACCATCCTTGCCTGCCTTAATCCTATAAGAAGAGTAAGGACCACGGGGGATATTAATTGTAGGAACTTGAGGAAGTTTTGGTTCTTCTGGTCTATTAATTACATAACCAAGTAAACCTAGATGTGCGAAAGCAAATGCAGATCCTAAAGCAAGGGCAATCACTTTGACTGGTGACTTGCTCGGTACATGCTCGGTAACTTGCTCGGTCTCTTTTGGTTTACTCATGATTAAAATGGCATAGTGGGAGTAGGCACAGCAGGACCAGTCATCTCAGGGACTACTGGAATAGCAGCATCTACCATTCCTGGTAATGCTTCTGTAATTGCTTCAGTGATAGCAGCAGTTACTCTCTCCCTTGATTGCTCAATTAATGTATCCTTTTGAACGTAAAGATAAGCACCACCCCCTAAGACAGATAAAGAAACTAGACCAGATAACAACGCGACACCGTTAATCAATTTTTGCATCTTTCTTCTCCAGTGTAGGTGCTTGTTTGACTTCTTCATCATCCTTCTTTTTCTTAGAAGGCATGACTCCAAAAGTTGCTAACGTCCCAGTAAAGACGCTGGCGATAAAAGTTGGGTCGATGTTTTTTTGAGGAACCCCAGGAACAGTTACATAATTAAGAGTCAGAATTGCTGCTGACCATCCAAGTATAATAACTCGGACAAGAGTTGATACACCCTCATCCGCCCACTCAAATTTGTTTTCCTTTTTGGATTCCTTTTTAACCTGAATATCTTCAGACATTAAAAAAGGAGCATGGCTCCTTTATTTATAATTATACTACCACAGGAGTGGTTTTCTTTTTACCGATATTGTATTTTGATTCCAATACCCATTCACCTTTCTCTTTATACGACAACACTTTAATTTGATTAAGTGGTGCAATATCAAGAATCTCATCACCTTTAACGATTGTGATTAAACCCCAATCAGAAAGAAGTTGTGAAATTCTATTACGACGTTGTACATCATTTAAGGTAAGGTTTGCTGTCTTGCCATCAAGAGCAAACAATTCTTTAAAGTGTACAATGTAATACTTACCCTGCTTGTGCAGAATATGACAGGATTGATATAACTTCTTTTCCTTTCTTGATGCAACACCAATTCTAGAAAGAGTTTCCCTTACCTTAAGAAAGTCATCTGGTTGGGAAAGTTTTACCTCTACCATACTTTCACGTGTCCATTGCACTTCGGCAACTTGAGACATTATGCTTTTCCTCCACGATTTAATTTCAATTTAATAAACTCAATTTGATTTGTATTTAGTATCTTTAGAGTTGCCTGTGCTTTCTCGGTACTATAGTTATAGTATTCCTTGATACACTCAAGATCATCTAGTTTTACTTTCTTATCCCAGGGCGAGAAACGCTTTCTCTTCCTAACGATATTTATATAAAAATCGTATTGTAGTTTACTAGGGAGTTGCGAGTTAAGATTCATCTCATTCGCAAGTAGCACAGTATCATAATGATGTGACAAACATTTAGTGATAACCCAAGACGGGTATTCTTTTTCCCATCCTGGATCATCACCGTCCATCAAATTATTTTTGGTCTCATTAATCGTCTTTAAGTAGTCCGTCAAGGGATGGTTGTACTTGCTCATAATTAGTTAAAAGAAGTTCTTTACGTTTCTTTTGATCACGTGTGTAGGTGGTTGTAGATCTCATTGTGTATGTAAGATCCCATTCCTGAGCAGTCCACCCAGGAAATCTTTCTTTGACAAACAGGTCAGAGTTGTAAGTAATCATACAGGTTTGCTCAGAATTATTGCATAGACCAGCAAACAATTCATGATCAAAACTTTTATGCATTGATCCTTTTTTACCATAAAGATTATCCTTAATATCATAAGGAGGATCTAGAAAGACAAATGCATCATCGTTATAAAGAAGATCTGAATAATCTCTATTGGTGATAGTCCAATATTGAATAAGTTCAGAAATGTATGGAAGTTTATCAATACCTCTGAAGGTAAAGTTTTGTTGTGATGCCTGCCTACTAAAAGAAGATGACTCAGACAATCCACTAAAGGAACATTTGTTTACAATATAGAAATTAAATCCAATACTATATTCATCAGTCCCTACTAGTGCATTCTTTGAATTATTGAATGCCTCTCTATGGGTTTCATAACTCTCACCAAGTTCTGTTTTCAGTTCTCGGAGATCATGAGTAAGACGTTCACCATGTAACTGCAGAGACCGCCAGAAGCAGTACAGAGGGTAATACAGATCATTGACCCATACCTCTGTCCTAGGACGTGTCTGGGTCACGTGAAGTGCCATAGAACCACCACCAAGGAATGGTTCACAGTACTTATCGAATTGTGGGAGATGCTTGTCTAGGAAGTTGACTGCTCTAGATTTACCTCCAGGATACCTCAAGGGTGTTTTGAGTTTCATAGAAAAAGTTTAGCGGGTTCAATAGTAGCATGGTGATTGTGATAAAGCAAGTCCCTAATCTCACCCTTCATACTTGCCCATGATCGTTCGGCACGTACAGATGGATTACCAATCCAAACAATGTCATGATGTGACCATTGGAAGTAACCGTGATAATCTGACTTCAGAGCATCCTTTACAGTAGCAACTACTTTAATTTTACTTTTAGGAATCACCAAAATCTTTCTTTGTTTATAGTCACCCAAAACATAATGGTCTGCAAGAACTACCTTTGGTGGGTTCTTAGAATCTGGATGAGCATTCTTAATAGTAAATTTTGGTTTCTTTGACTCTAGATTAACTTTTTTACACTCAAACGTAGTGTTGTCAATAGCAAGAAGATCATATCCATTCTTTCCAGGATCTCTAGAAAGAAGATACTTCGATGCCCATTGGATAATCTCTTCTAGTGCTCTACCATTGTCAAAGTTATCTTCTGATGATTCGTTTTTAAAATCGCTGTGAGAAGACATCCAGTAATCTGCATGACTATAATCAAATGTCTTGAATAGTTTTTTAATGTTAATTGTCATTTGAATTGGCACTCCACCATCATTTCAGTTAAAGCGGCAAGTAGATTAATTTCCTGATCTGCAACAAAGGCAGATTGGTATTGATACTTACCAATGATCAATACCGCTTGAGGAATAGTTTGAGGTTCAAGATACGTATAAAGATTATCGTAAATTGACCTGAAGATATGAGAAGGTTCGTTGTCTAGGTTAGACGATACCCAACTTTTAACAGTAGTAAATTTCTTTCCTTTAAGTGCTTGAGTCAGTTCTCCAAACTTGACATCAGACAACGTAGAAAGAATACCACTATCAATTACACCACTCGCTGAATAGCGTTGGCACTCGTTAAGAGTACGACGCCAGTCAGGGAAGAATTTAAGAATTAATTGGGGAAGAACCTTTGGATCATATTGTACGCCTTCTTTCTCAAGTATAAACCTGAGACGGTCGTAGAAGGTTCCTGCCAATTGTTTCTTTTCTTTTCCTGGGATGGAGAAATCGACAACTGCACATCGGGAGTGCAAGGGTTCGATGAGTTTGTTTTTGTAGTTACAGGTGAAAATAAACCTACAGTTACCATAAAATGCCTCAATGTTCGCCCGTAAGGCGAGTTGTACATCTGAGGTTGTGTTGTCAGCTTCGTCAACAATGACGACTTTGTGTGCTGATTTACCAGATAATGATAAGGTCGAGGCAAAATCTTTGACCTTATTTCGTATTGTGTCAATTGCACGTCCTTCATCGGATCCATTAATAAGAATATAATCAGCACCCAATTGTTCGCAGAGTGCTTTTGCGACAGTAGTTTTACCGATACCAGCGGTTCCATACAGTAAGAGATTAGGAATCTGTCCCTGCTTTAGGAATTCATTGAATGTATCCTTTGTGCCTTGAGGAAGAATACACTCATCAATATTTCTGGGTCGGTATTTTTCAACCCAGACAAAATCATTACGAGACATTGAATCAAACTCCGTATTCAGAATCAGGTTCTAGTGCAATAAAATATTCCAGTTTACTCAAAGGATCTGCTACAGTAATTAACCTGGAGAATTTTGCTGCTCTGGTGCAAACATCAACAGTATAGTCGCCAGGAATAATCTTGATGGTTTCCATCTTGAACTTAAAGCAGAAGGGAACATCAGATTTTCCTACTGTATGAGAGATTGTATTAGATGTCTCATTGTCCTTATCCTTCACAACAATATGAACATCGTCACCTGTCGATTCAAGACATAGATCAGGAAGATGGAGAACCCTAGATGACTTGAGTAAGGACTCAAGAACTTCATTGGTTAAGGTGAATGTGAACTGTGTCTCTGGTAGATCTAACTCTTTATCAGGAGGTAGAACTAAAACCTCAGGGTCACAGTAGAAGTACTTAAGTTTGCTCCTTCCTGATTTGATTGTAAGGTAAGAATCATTATTGAATTCAAAGTCAATATCTTTTGACTGATCAAAAAGATCCCAACCATTAATGAACTGACCAAGATCATAGATGGCAAATGCTTCTGGAAATTGTTCAGAAACTTCTGCCTTAGCAAACACATTTTTAGTTACCGAAATGGTTGCAATTTTAGATCCAGGTTTGATGTAGATCGAATTGTTAATCGTAGAAAAATTCTTAAGGATGAATTTTGTACGGTCAGATACGTTCATAATTACTGAGGATAGGTTTCACGTTGCTTGGACTTGTCGCTGAAGTGCATAAGAAGAACTGCATAATGCATGATCTTGATGATGTCACGACGGGCAGTGCCTTTCTTATCATAGCGAGAGGCATACTTGAGAATGTTGCAGCGGCAGAATGACTCAGCGTCTCCACATGCTTCAATCAGATCAAGGGTCTGTATCTTTTCATTACCAGCAGAGTAATGAGCGTTGTATGTATCAGTGATATAATCGCTCAGTTCTTTGAGAATTTCTTCCTCATTGTACTTGAGACGATTAGGGTTTTGGGATTTAGGCAATAGATCTGTCATGTTAAGTTCATCGTAAAGTAGGGACCAAGAATTAACCATACACCATACTATCAGAGATTCTCCATTTCGTCAACCTCAATGTTGACATCAGCATCAACCTTGTCATAGAGTTCCATGAAGGACTGCTTGGTCTCATCATCAAAACGATTTAAACAAACTTGAATTGCCTTTGCCTTATCATTAAAGATGCTGTAAGCACGAATGATATGGACCAGACGGCGAGTAGAGATGATCTCATCAATACCACCATCATAGAATGTCTTACGAATGATACTTGCCCAATCAACCAAGTGCTTACAGAATTCACGATCTTCAACTCCAAGATCAAGAGCATTGCCTTCAAGAATTTTCCTCTCAGTAACCGTACTTGGATACTCCTGCTCGAAAGTTACAGCGAATCGCTCAAGGAATGCTTCATTAAGAATATTAGTACCAATGAAACGACCATCCTCAGAACCTTTACCCTTAGTGTTGGCAGTAGCGATGACATTGAAACCAGGAGCAGGCATAATATGCTTACCAATCTTCTTCAGGAAGACACCTTTGCCTTCTAGGATTGACTGAAGACATAGAATTTTATTGCTAGCAAGGTCAACCTCATCGAGTAACAGGATTGCTCCACGTTCGAGTGCTTCCACGACAGGTCCGTTTTCCCATGCAGTGACTGTATTACCTCTAGGATCATCTAGACGGAAACCACCAATAAGATCATCCTCGTCGGTTTCAATGGTGATGTTTACTCGAATCATCTCCCTATTTAGAGAAGCACATGCTTGCTCAACAGATAGAGTTTTACCATTACCAGACATACCAGTAATGAATGCTGGATAGAACAAACGTGATTTAATAATCTTTTTCACATCAGCAAAGTTTCCGAAAGGAACAAAGGTCTCATCCTTTTCAGGAACAAAAAGTTCTTGATGAACTATTTCTTCAAGTTGCTCACGTGTTTCTTCAATGGTCAGGTTCCATTTGCCACGACCAGTTTTGTAGGGTTCCATACGGTTGACAACCGTGGCATATGAATACCCGATGTGATCAGCACCTGCTTTAATAGCATCAGTGCCAACCTCAGTTCCAAAGTTCTCCTCTAGAAAATTAAAGAGTTGAATCATGTCTACTTGTGATTGACGAGTCATAGTGTTGTGTGGTGTTGATGTGATTAGTATAAGGGCAGAGTGGGGCAGAGTGACTCTACCCTGTGACAGTTTACTATGCGACCATAGTAGCAAAGGACGATAGAATTTTATTGTTTGTTGATTTTGACTTTAGAGATTTCTTGAATGCTGCACGAATTTGAGCGTTAGAAGCACCATCATTAACTTCAAAATCATCAGATTGATTCAGTGACGTTGAGGCAAGAGCATACATGACATCAAAACCAGCAGTATTTACAACAGCACATCTCTCTTTCGACCAACGTTTCTTATCAATCTCATGGTAAGTTCCTTTATAATAATTAAAGAATTGAGTAACATCACGACCTTCAAGAATACGATAAGAGATGAAGTTCACTTGTGGAAAATTATTTTTAAGATTAGTAAGAAGAATTCCTGTCACACTATCTTCCCACACATAATCATTGAAGTTTTTATAGGTGCGTCCTAGTTTAGGATCTCTTAGTTGACATCCAGTTCTGACATACACTCTACCCAATTCACCGTTAGGATAATACTTTTCAGACATCCTAACTGTTGCACCAATTCCATTAGATTCACCATCGGTAAGAAATACAGTATTGACTTTATCCACACCAGTTTCTTTAATGAATTCAGGAAGTAGATGATGCAGTGTAACAATTGCTTCATTCAAAGGAGTTCCTGAAAGACCAAAATTTGAAGGAACCATACTGCTTCCATAGAATTTTGTAAACGTACCTAGACGCCAAACATTCAAACAATCTTCATCAAACTGAGAAGAACTTCTTTTATGTGACAACAAATTCATCAACCGAAATCTTTTGTGTAGGGATAGTTCATCAATAACTGGATCTTGAATCTCATGAAGGTTTTTATCCCCATCGAAATCATCCTCATAAACATGCTCATATGTAAACGCATACACTTCAAATGGAATATTAACTTTCTTACAGAACCAAACAAGATTTAAAAGTTGTTTAATTGTATCATGCATGACATTGCACATAGAACCAGACCAATCCAATATAAAAACAAGTCCGTGATTTTTACCTTCAGGAAGGGTAGTAATTTTCTTAAAGATATCTTCACTAAATTTATAGTTGTGAAGTTTACTAGTATCGAGAGAACCTGTTTTAGAAATAGCAGAACGTGAATATGCTGCTGCTGACTTCTTCATCTCAAATTCCTTTACAAGATAGTTGACACTCTTAACAGCATTCTTCTTATATTTTTTATACTCCATCTCATTAGTTAAGAGTACTCGTGACTCATAAGTATCAGACGTAAAATTTTCAGAAGAATAAAATCTATTAAGTTCAGAATGAATCGTATAAGAATCAACTACAATACGATCTAGATATATGCACTTAGGAATTTGAACGTAAGTTGATTCTCTTTCGTGTTCAGAAATTAACTCCTGCTGGTTATCTACAAATGCTTCATCAGTTGTAGATTCAAATTCATTAACAGAACCACCACTATTTCCACCAGAAGTACTATTTTCACCAGATGGTTCTTCATCCGATTCGTCATCTGAGAGGGCACTAGGAGCGTCTGTAGCGTTGCCGTTATCCCCTTCAGTAGGTTCGATATCAATCTTCTGTGATTCATCACTTTGGTCACCTTGAC